TTAATAAAAGCTCACATCTGCTATTCGTATTTTTTGATTACGATACCCTTTACCTTTGGTATGTTCAACAATTTCAACTTTAACACTTTCTATGAATGTTTGTATAAAGGTACGTCTTTCTTCTTGTGTTAAATTTAAGTAATTATCGTTAAAGGTTTTAGTTATTTCTATATATCTTTCAATGTCAACAACATCATATTTTTCTCCTTCAATATTCTTTAGATCATTTTGTAAAGAATCAAATTGTAATCTGGATTCATCCATTCGAACTTTAAATTCATCATCTGTAATCAGATCATTTGCCCAAGCTCGTTGATATTTCTCTCGTTGATTTTCTATTTTTCGTAGATTGTTTTTTATATCTAACAATTGATCATTTTCATTTAATTCTACAACTTCAGATGGCGCAACAGTAAAATTAATCATATATTCAATTAAAGCTTCATCAACCTTAACCTCTCTGACACTAAAAGGAGTTGATTTAGGATTGTTCAAGGCACAAACTTGGCATCTGTATGAATTTCGGACTTCAACAGCATTATCAGTTTTACGTTTCCAAGTATACCGTTCAGATGTACATCGACTTCCACAATCAGGACAGATTAATTTCGTTTGAAAAACAAAGTGACTTGAAACATTCCTACTTTTATAATTTTGGCGTGAGGAAATAATCTTTTGAAGTTGATCAAATTCTTCTTTTGTCATTATTCCTTGATGGGTATTTTCATAAATTTGTTCTTTCCAATACATAGCACCATATAATGCGGGATTATGCATTAAGCTTAATAAAGTACGCACATGCCATTTATACCCCCGTTTAGGCTTATATTGAGTGGAATCCATATAAAAGGCTAGCTGTCTAAAAGACATACCCTCACGAATTTTTTTAACCATCAATTTTACTGCTTTAATTTCTTCCTTGTGTATTTGTAATTTATGTTTATCATCTTTAAAGAATCCATAAGGTGGCTGAGCAGCCCATTCCCCTTGCCTTGCTTTTTCGACTTGTCCCATTGTTACACGTTCACCTAAATTAGCACTTTCCCATTCTGCAATTGCAGCTATAATCGTTATAAACATTTTCCCCATTGCTGTAGATGTATCATAAAATTCAGTGGCTGATCGAAATGTGCAACTGTATTTTTCTAATTCATCTAAAATTCGATGTAGATCACGTACAGAACGCGTTAACCTATCCAATCGATAAACTAATAAGACATTTATATGTCCTGCTTTAATATCTTCCATCATCTTTTTTAACTGGGGTCTTTTTGTATCGCGCCCAGAAATACCTTCGTCTACATAGAATTTATAATCATGCCAATTTTGGGCCAAACAAAACGCTTTTAAACGTTCTCGTTGAGCAGAAATTGAATAACCTTCATTTGCTTGTTCTTCTGTAGATACTCGGATGTAAATTCCTACAGTCATATAAATTTCTCCTTTCAAGATATAAAGAAAGAGCAGACAGATTTGTCTAGCTCTTTTACAATAACATCTCGTAACTTATGGCCTTACCAATAATTTTTGCTGGGTTATTTTCATCAATGATGTAAGGAGCGTATTTGTTGTTATCAGGCATCAAGAAAACTGTATCCCCTTGTTTTTTAACTCGCTTAAGTGTTGCCTCTTCATCTCCGTTTACTAATACAGCTGCAATTTCTCCATTTTCTACATCTGGTTGAGCTCTTAGAAGAACAATAGCACCATCAGGTATTGTTGGATCCATACTGTCACCTTTTGCTTGTAATGCAAAGATTTCTCCACTTGGCAAACTATCTGCAGGTTTATAAATATAATTTTCTATATTTTCTTTAGCTAATATAGGATCACCACATGCAATTTTTCCAAGGATAGGAATAGCAACTTTTTCTTGACTTACTAAGTTAATGTTTTTGGCTGTTGAACCAAATAACAACTCTATTACATCTACTTCTAAAACTTCAGCAAACTTCGGTATCTCTTCCATAGATATTTTTCGGATGCCTTTGTAATATCTTGTGATGGTACTTCTATCTGTTCCCATCCTTCGTGCTAGTTCAGCACCACTTATTCCTTTTTCTTCTGCTATTTTCTCTATTCTCTTAGCTACTTCTATGGATTTCAATTAATAGCACCTCCTTGATAAATATAGTAACATGTTTCCTTATAGGAAACAATAGGAGGAATTAAGTATTATTTTTAAACTATTAATATATTTTTGTTGACTGATTGGAAACGTCAATGCTATTATTTGGTTAACAAATTGATGGAGGTGAAAATATGAAGTTCAACCATAATCGTCTAAAAGCGGAAAGAGTTGCTAGAGGTTTGACTGTTCAAGAAATGGGTGAAGTATTAGGTGTTGCAAAAGGAACGTATTCAAAAAAAGAAAATGGGAAATTACCAATTGATGTTGATGAATTTTCCTTGATTACAAATAAGTTTGGGATTGAACGTGAGGATATCGTGATTTTTTTTACCCTTAATGTTTCCGAAATGGCAACAAATGATGAGATTTATGTTTGATACGATGCCAAAATGTCACAAGGAGAGTGCTATGAAAACTATACCATCTATTGAAACTCAACGAAAAATGCATGCTTTCTTTATGAAAACATCAGCACCACGAATCTATAAAAAATATTTAGAAGCTGAGCGACAAAGAAAGGAGGCTGAGATGCAAATTGAAATACAAAGAAGCAGTATGGAATGCGATGTCAGATGAGGTTAAACAGGTTGAATTGAATAAGCGAGCAAAGAAGCATCATATCAGCATTGGCAGGTGATTCAGATGTCCAATGGAAACAAGATCATCACACGTAGTAATAGCAAAGTCATGATTCGATTTGGTGAATTACCACGGATATTAAATGCTACTGAAATACAGCAATGGAATCATATTCTTGCGAAGATCGAACGATTTCAAAATAGCGAGTTGGAGAGGGGAGTTCAATGAAAGTTAAACAAGTACCAGTCGCACTTATCGCAAAAGCAATGGCTAAGGCTGTATCAACAAGAAATTAAATCTATCAAACTATGAAAGGAGAGTGAAGATTGTGGAGGGCAATAAAAAACTTACTAATCAAGAAATACTCCGCCAACAGCTGGAACTGTTAGCAGAGCGTTCTGAAAAAGCTCATTCAGTTGATTTAGCATCGATTACTAATGCGATGGTTCAAATCTATGAAGTGCTAGAAACAACTAAGATCTCTCATTAAGTGCTTTGCGAACTTCTTCTAACACTTTGCAATACTTTTCTACTAATTGAGTAGGATCTAAATGTGATAAGTCTAGTTTTTCTAAATACAGCATAGTTATTGCAGTTTCTTCATTATAGGGGAAATTAGCTTGTCTTAAATTCATATGTATCACCTACCTTTCTACCAATAGTTTATCAGAAAGGAAATATAAGGAGGAATAAAAATGAAAGCAGTAATTAACATTAAAGGTACAAAATTATCAGTGGTTGGTCTTAATATCCATGAGGATCAAATTACAAGTGTACAAGTTGTGGATGGAGAAGGTAAAGTGGCGACGCATTATGACAGCAAGCATGCATCTTATGTTCCAGAAGGCGCAAGTGTAGTGAATCTGAAAGAAGTCCTTGAATTTCCTGATGCTAATAAAGAGATTGTGGAAGACCTCAACCAGCTGATTGTTGATTCTAGAGACCACTTAAAGGACTTAGGGAATCAAATCATTCAAGAAGTGTTGGTGCATGATGGACTACCTTTCGGTGACAGCGCACTACCTAATCTAGTAAAGGAATACAAGGAACATAGGGATTACATTGATGGTGTTGCATCAGCCTTGGAGGTTGTGAAACGTGACAACTTTGAATAAACAGTTGAAACGCAAAGCAGTAATTGAACAGCTGCAGAAGTTCGGTGTTAACAAAATTGAAGGACAACCACTGGAAGATGCTTTATACACATCTTTGCTAAAGACACTAGCGTTAAAACGTGCAGCTCAATCATGAAAGGTGGTGATTGATTGCGTATAGGTTATTCACACATCGAATATGATCGTGAATCTGAATACTGGCAAGACATCGAGGATGCACAGAATGCCCAAATCGAGGCACAAAAAAACTCGTCAAAGGATGCAACCAATGGCGAGCGTAAAAAATTATATGACACTGGTAGTGTACCACAGGAGGATGTTAAATGACAAAGTTTAATGTTGGGGATAAAGTTCAAATTTTAGATGCAAGCAAAATTATATATGCAATTAAAGGTGGATTTAAAACTGGTGAAATTTATCCAGTAACACAAATTAACAATTCGGGTCGTCCAGTAATTGAAAGTGAAACAGACCATCTTGGATTTTATGAACACGAATTAAAATACATCCAAAAAGTATCTGATAAACCAACCAAAAATCAACGTATCACAGTTTTAGAAAATGAAGTAGCTGAATTAAAACTAATTGTTCATGAATTACGTGGCAAGAAATCAATCGAGCCATCCACAACTAATACTGTGGAGGACATCATCGAATTTGAAGGGCAGCAATATCGCAAGGTTGATCGTGGAGCAAAAGTTGGTGATGTGGTTATATTCAATTCGAAAATATACCCTCACAATGCAGAGCCAAATAAACCTTATATCGTTAATCGGGAAATAGCTTATGGGGTAGGTCATCATGATGGAGAAACAATATGTAATGTGAAGTTTGCTATTTACGATCATGGTCGAACACCAGAAAATGTTGACGTCTACGAACTAATCGAACCAAAACCACTAACACCAAATCAACAACGTGCTGTGATTATTGAAAAGGCGAAGAAGTTTTTGGAGGAAAATCTTAAATTGCTAATTAGTTATGACTTTATAGCCATTAGTAATGGGACGAAATTATATTCTCGTCAACGTTTTCAAGATATTAAACTAACTACCGCGAAATGTTCACCAAATGACGTATTCAACGAACACATTGGAAAAGCCATTGCACTAGGACGAGCGCTTGGTCTTGATGTTAGTGAATTTGAACAGGCGGTGCAGCCAACAATTGCGGTAGGACAACTCGTTGAATCGAGCGTACCAGAAATTTATAAAGTGTTCACTTTGGAGGGTATCATGGGCAACGTCAAATACAAAGCTAAGAATGGTAGTTGGCAAAATGCAGAGGGTGGAGATTTACCAAACGAAACTTGGTACAAAATCATCAACGACACTAACGCTAAATACGAGGTGGAATCATGAGCATATACACACTCAAAGAACTAAATGAGATGATGTATAACCTTCAACAATTAATACTGGATGGTGCAGATGAAGAAGAATTAAAAGTCTATATGGACACTATCTCGCTTGAACGTGAAGCTAAGCTAGAAGGTTATGCAATGGTCATTAAGAATTTAGAGAATGAAAATGCAGGTATTAAAGCTGAGGAAGATCGCTTTGCTAAACGTAGGAAGTACAACGAAAATGCGATTGCTCGTATGAAAGAACGTATGGCTGAAACATTAGAAACTTTTGAACCGGATGCCAAAGGTGTGAAGCGATTGAAAACAGAGAAATTCACATTCAGTTTCCGCAAGTCATCTAAGGTTGAAGTTTCAAATATTGATAGCCTTCCACAACAATATGTGAAGGTGGAACGTACTATCAGTCGTTCTGAATTAGCAAAAGCACTTAAAGCAGGAGAGCAAATCGAAGGTGCTCAATTAATTGAAAATCAATCGTTAAGTATTCGATAGGAGGAAATTAATATGGAAACTTTAGATTCTTTATTATTCAAATTACACATTATGTTTTTGGCAGAATATGATCATGAAAACCTATTCACTAAAACTAAGGAAGAGCATAAGACAGATGCTGAAAATTTATCAATCAGTGATAGAGTCGAACTTATTGAATCTGCTGGGAAAAAGGAACATGAAGAGTTCGAAGAAGGTGGCAGATGGTCGAATTATAAAACTGAAGTTTATCAATTTTATCATGATAAAAAACTGATATATGTGCGAATAACACGTGAAGTGCCTGCAACTGAATCGCAGGATGGTGGAGATTTTGAACCACCTAACATTGATATTGTCGAAAAGAAAAAAGTCGAAAGATTCATATACGAATAGGGGGATAAACACTTGAAAAAATTACTCAATCAAAAAGAACAATGGTATGCAGATACAGCTGAAGAAGCTGAGGAAATTGTTACTGAAGCGAAAGAAAATGAAGCATTAATTATGAAAAAAATTAGTGAAAAATATAACAAATACGGCCAGTATTTCCTTGTTGATTTAACGTACCAATACGGCACTCCTAAAGAGGTCATGGAGGGTAAGCCAAAGGATGATGCACCAGATGGTCAAATCAATATGGATGAAGTTCATGAAGGTGTTCCTTACAAAGTCAATCAAGATGGCAGTGTAACAATGGGAAATGCTGACGATGACTTGCCAGAATTTGAAGATCCATTTGCAAATGCAGAAGAGAATAAAGATGGCTCAGATGACCAATTACCATATTAATAGAAAAGGAGTGTGGAAGGCATGAAGAAATCACCAGCAACAGAAATCAGAGTAGATGCTTCAACATTTCTAATTTATGCACCACCAGGAATGGGCAAGACATCCACGATTAAATATTTAGAAGGCAAAACACTTTATGTTCCTCTTGATAAAACTCATTCTGTTTTAAAAGGTTGTGAGAATATCGACATCGTTGAATTTAACTCACATCAAGCATGGGAAGAATGGAACGTATTAATGCGAGAATTAGCACGCGAGGATTTATCACAATACGACAATATAGTGTTTGACAATATTTCTGAATTAACTCGTTCCATGCTTGGTAATTTAGGGCGTGATGGTAAAAACAATCGTGTTCCATCGATGGCCAACTATCAACAAATTGATTTCTTCATCATCGATAGCGTTCGTTTTATTCAGACGTTAGGAAAACGAGTGGTATTCACTGCATGGGAAACAACTGATAAATGGGAGTTGCCAAGTGGTCAAGCAGTAAATCGCTCATACCCAGACATGCGAGACAAGATTTTGAATAACTTCATGGGCCTATGTCATGTAGTCGGTAAATTAGTTATCAATCCAGAAACGCAAAAGCGTGGATTTATTTTAGAACCAACTGATTTTTTATTCGCTAAGAATCAATTGGATAATCGTAAGGCATGTTTGCAAGAAGATATTTTCAAGGTTGGCCATATGCCTTCCACAGATAATAAGGAGGAAAAATAATTATGTCATTCAAAATTAACTTCGATTCAGAAAATGTATCAACAGGTGAATTTCAATTAGTAGCAGAGGGTAAATATGAAGCTTCTATCATCAATGCAGAAGCCAAAGAGTGGCAAGGTCAATTTTCAATCGGGTTTGATGTTGAAATTCGCTCAGACGTTGAACAAAAGCATCAAGGAGCAAAGGTTCTTTATAACACACTTTATTTAAGCAGTACTAACCCTGAATACGCGGAAAATACGGAAAAGAAAAGAAATTCATTCTTAGTAGCTTGCGGTTATAGCGGTAAGCAGAGTCTTGATTTAGATGAAGTAGTCAAAAACATTATTGGGAAATCTGTACTAGTGTATATCAAACACGTGGAGGATAAAAACGATAAGGAGCGTAAATATCCTCGCGTTTCATTTGTAGCTGAATCGAAAGTTAATCCACCTCAACCAAGTGGACCGCCAATTACTGTCGGAAGTGATGATCTACCATTCTAAATAAAACTTAATAGAGAGGTCTGTTTTAGGCGGACTTCTCTTTTTTATACCCAAATTTAGATTTTTAGGAGTGAAATACTATGAAAAGGAATGATTCTTGGAGTGCTGTAGCAAAAGAATTTCTTAAATGCCCACATCCTAATTGTCAACATATAGGGAAAGTGATTACAAAAGTGCATTGTCGTATTCATCATAATATGGAACGTGAAGAATTGAAAAAGAAATATGGTATGCCAATTAGGTTGATTACTAGAAGCGAAGAACAAGTAAAGGCAGAAGCAAAAAGGTGATGAAATGAAAACACCCATAAATTTTAACGAAATACCATCAGAATTACGGATATTACCTCAATGGATACTTTGGCGTAAGGAAGAAAAAAGTGGCCGTTATACAAAAATACCATATCAAGTAGATGGTAACGAAGCACGGTCGAATGACCGTCGTACATGGTCCACATTCGCGACAGCAGCCAAGTTTTACACAGAGTCTAATGCAGATGGCATAGGTTTTGTTTTCAGTAGGCAAGACAATTTTATAGGCATTGATATTGATAAATGCGTTACGTATGCAGCAGATGATTCAGAAAAAGTGAATCCAATAGTTAACACTTTTGCTCAAGAAATTATTGACACACTGGACAGTTATACAGAGTTTAGTGTGAGTGGAACTGGCATTCATATCATCATCAAGGGTAGCCTTCCACAGTCTGTAGTAGGTACCGGCCGTAAAAGTGCAAAGCATGGGCTAGAAATCTATCAATATGGACGCTACTTCACGATGACAGGAAACCGTGAAAACGCAAATGAAATTTATGATCGTACTGATGAAATAGCAGAGATTTTAGAAAAGTATTTTGATGATAGTGACGTGCAAGGTAGAGTCAATTTAGCAGAGTTTGAAAAAGACGAAATCAAGCTATCAAATGAAGCACTTTGGGAGCGAATGTTCCGGAGTAAATCAGGTGATGAAATACGCTCACTATATAACGGAAATCTAACGAATGATGACCATTCATCAAGTGATCTAGCGTTATGTAATCATTTGGCCTTCTGGACTGGGAAAAGTGCTTCAAGAATGGATTCAATGTTTAGAGAAACAAGTCTTATGCGCGACAAATGGGACAGAATCCATTTTAGCGATACTGGTGAAACATACGGAGAGCGCACTATAGCAACGGCTATATCTTCCACTACCTCAACGGTGTTGGACCATCAAAATGACAGCGAATTTTCATTCAGCTTCCACAATGATGATGTTGTGGCAGAGGAAGTCGATAAGCCAGCACGCAAATTCAAATTAACTGACCTAGGAAATGCAGAGCGTATTGCATATGAATACGGCCATGTAATTCGCTATATTCCATCGGTTGGTTGGTATATATGGAACGGAAAGTATTGGGAGTATGACGAAAAAGGGAAGTTACACCGAATTGTAGTGAAGGTCGTTCGCAAACTTGGTAAATCAGAAGATGAAATAGAGCAAAAATGGGCTAGACATTGCGAAAAGCATAATGTGCGTGAAAGTGCTATTAAAGATTTAAAGATTTTAGTACCAGGAGATCGAAGTGAGTTTGACCAACACAAATATTTGCTCAATGTAGCAAATGGAGTTGTGAACCTAAAAACAGGAAAGCTACAACCACATGACAGGGAATTAAAGCTAACTAAAATAACGAATATCTCTTATGAAGAAAATGCAAAATGTCCGAACTGGTTAGCATTTTTGGACCAAATATTTATGGGAGATAAAGAGCTTGCGGAATACATGCAGCGATTGATTGGCTATAGCCTCACTGGTGATATTTCTGAACAAATTATGATGTTCTTAGTTGGTGGTGGTAGTAACGGTAAATCAACCTTTATCAACACAATCAAAGATCTTGTAGGGGAATATGGCAAGCAAGCAAAATCAGATACTTTTATTAAGAAAAAAGAAACTGGTGCTAATAACGATATAGCTAGGTTAGTAGGTTCGCGTTTTGTATCAGCGATTGAATCAGAGGAAGGCGAAAAGCTATCAGAATCATTCGTTAAGCAAATTACAGGCGGTGAACCTGTCCTAGCACGCTTTTTACGACAAGAGTATTTTGAGTACATTCCAGAATTTAAAGTATTCTTCACTACTAACCATAAGCCGATCATTGGGGGCTTGGATGAAGGTATATGGCGCAGGGTTAAGTTGATTCCATTTGATTTAAATTTGCCAGCGCATAAACGTGATAAAAAGTTACCTGAGAAGTTGTCGTTAGAAATGAGTGGAATACTTAATTGGGCAATTGAAGGCTGCTTAAAGTGGCAGAAGGACGGTTTAATTGAGCCAGCAGTGGTAGCAAAAGCAACAGGTAACTATAAAGAAGACATGGACATCCTTGGACCGTTTTTAGCCGAATGTTGCTATGTAGATAAAACCAATGAAAATATCAAAATCGAAGCGAAAGAATTATATACCGTCTATGACAGTTTTGGTTATAAATCAGGTGAACGTACAGTGAGTAACCGTAGTTTTTATCGAATGTTAGAAACAAAAGGCTTTAAAAAAGAACGTGGTACAGGAAACAAAAACTTTTTCATTGGAATTACTTTACAAGAGCGTGCCCCTAAAGGAGTTACTTTTGAAGAAAAAATAGTTACAAAAGAGGCTGAAAATACGTCATTTAAGCTAGTTTAGTAACTTTGAGTTAACAAAGTAACTCTCATTAGTAACTCTCGGAAATTCAGTCATATCAATGGTTTAAGACTATTTTTATATTACTAAAGTTACTTTTGTTATTTGGTTTTTATATTAATAAAAAAATAAAAAATATAAATATATATATATATAAGAGCGTAATGCACTTTCCGAGTAACGATTTTAACTGAATTTGCTTAAACCTATGTGGCTGTAAGGTTCAAGGGAGTTACTTAAAAGTAACTGAGTTATTTAATAGGGGTTAATACGCCATTTTTAAAGAAATTAGTAACTACTGAAATGTAAGGAAGTGGTATTTTTGAAAACCCTTCATGTACTATCAATGATTTGGAAAAATGGTGCTGAAATATATCGTGATGAATCGGATGGTAGATTAGCTTTGAAAAATGCGAAGTTGGTTCCAGAGGAAGTATTGAAAGCAGCTGATCCGATTTTCGGTGATATAGAAAAATGGTTCAAGTCATGGGAAGAAGCTAATGGGATTGATAAACACATGCGAATGATGATACATCAAGCCTGTGGATGGCAACACAATCCGAAATTGAATGAATGGATATGCTCAGATGTGGATTCATTGATGTTGTTCATGGAGTGGCAAGAAACATTAGCTAAAAACGGATGGAACGACATCTACGAAGACTATAGACAATTTGAAAATGAAACATCAAATGTGATGAAGAAAAAGTTGTATGAGAGTGCTGTTTTATACGCTAATCAAAATAAGTGATTTACAGCCGTTTTAAGACGTTTTGGAGGACGGATGATAAATATATCCAACTTTGAAATAGAACGTCTGTGCGGTGTTTATTTCAAGGTAAAACAAGGGGGTTAAGAGTATGAGTTATGAAGAGGCTGAAAAAAGAGCACAAGAACTTGGTTTTTCTGTACACATGCATAACAGTGAACGTAATTGGTTTAACGCAATAAAAAGATTGGATTATACAGGTCAATCATACTCATTGCAGGTTTGGACTGATACAGAAGAATTTAAATTCTCTAAGTTGGTAAGAGCAGTCGAAATTACTACTGGAAAGTGTGGGTCATTTAAAGATGATGTTCATTTTATAAGTTGGCAACGTTCGTTTTTAGATGTTATTGAAAGGTTGGCGGTTTTAGAATGATTCATTACGCTTACACTGATACAGAATTAAACAAAATCATGAAAACAATGACAATCGTGGTTGATACACGCGAACAAGTAAACGGCCATATCCTTGAATATTTACGCAGCAAGGATGTGCCAATCAAACTGAAAAAGCTAGACACTGGCGATTATGGAGCAATGCTACCGAAAAATGAAGAACTTGGCATCATGAGAGATATTTATTTAAACAGTGGAGTTGAACGTAAAGCCAGTGTAGACGAGATTGTGGGCAACTTAGGTAAGGACGAGCGTACACGCTTTGAAAATGAATTAATTCGAGCGAAGGATATGCCATTCACAATCTTACTAGAAGATCCGGAAGGCTATAAAAAAATAATTAATGGTGAGTATCGTTCAAGGTATGAAGCTAAAGCATTATTAGGCTCGTTGAATACTTTCAAGGCTCGTTATGGCTTCGAAATTGTCTATTTAGATAATAAGTTTAGTGGGAATTTTATTTATCACCATTTCTATTACCAAATGAAGAACTACCTAAAGAGAGGGGCGTTCTAAGTATCGTGAACATGCGCAATGGGATTCCTATTGTTCAGTCTGTGAAGAAGTCAAAACAGCCACAGGGTAGATTGTGGAAGGCCATACCTAATCCTTATACACACTATGTAGAAATGGCCATTATCGTTGATGGCTGCGAGGCAAGTGTGATCATGCCCTATAAGTATAAATGGGTGCAAAAATACAAACATGAGGGATGGATTACAAAGGAGGTTTGGGTTATATGAAGAAGTCCGAAATTCAACAAAAGCGTAAGGAGATATTAAAGAAAATTGATGCGCTGCAGTCAAAATGTAATTGTTTTTCAGCCGAAGAAACTTCTAACTGTTCGAACTGTAAGGAAATAGCAGAGTATGGTCAGAAGTTGCTGCGCTTATCTAATAAACGATTAACTGTTTTCGGTACTGATGCCAAACCTAAAAACCGTAAACCGGATGTGACTCTTGTGATTACCAAATCCCAATACCATGAATATAAAAAGCAAAAGAAAAAAGATAAAGAAATAGCCGCCATTTTTAATGTTAGTACATCAACTTTGAGTAAATGGAAACGGAAGAACAATATTGCGAGATAGAGAAAACGTGAAGTAACAAGAGGTGATGATTTTGGAATGGAACATGCTTGATTTATGTTCAGGTATTGGTGGTATTTCTTTAGCTGCCGAATGGGCTGGAATAAAGACAGTTGCTCATTGTGATATAGAGGAATTTTGCCAAAAGGTTCTTAAAAAGCATTGGCCAAATACACCATTATTTTCAGATATAAAAACAATAACAAAACAAACATTAATGGAAAGGGGTATAGATGTTAATTCAATTAGAATTGTTTCCGCAGGATACCCATGCCAACCATATTCACTCGCAGGAGATCAACAAGGAGAAGAAGACGAAAGATATTTATGGGATGAAGTCTTCAGAGTCATTAAAGAAGTCGATGCTGATTGGTTTGTTGGAGAAAACGTATTTGGTCATGTTAACAACGGACTATCGGACGTTATCAACGATTTGGAATCTGAAAACTACGAAGTCGAATGTATCGTATTACCGGCTCAAGCCGTTGGAGCGCCACATCAAAGAGACCGTGTCTTTATCATTGCTAGGAACACCTGCAGCGAGTCAAGCGTACAAAAAGATTCGACCATTAGCACCTTCAGAAGCCAGTGGCAAGCATGGCAAAGTTTTACCTGGGAGCATTGGAGAAAAGTTTCCGAGTTACATTGGTCAGTACCCGAACCCGGCATTCGTGGAGTGGATGATGGGGTTTCCAGAGAATTGGACAAAAGTAGATTGATAGCTTTAGGGAATGCGGTTGTGCCTCAACAGATTTATCCGATCTTTGATGCAATTGTAAGGTTTTGTGAATGAAGAAATAAACAAACAAGGTAGGTGCTGCACATGCCTCCGTTATTGAGTAGTGAAGCACAAAATGCCATTTATAAATTGTGGAGGGCATATGAGTAAATTATCAGCGGTACAAAATAAAACTATCGAAGAATATTGGTCAAGTTTAGATGAGCTTAAAAAGCAGTTGCGCTATCGTGAATGGGAATTATTGAATGCATACCAAGAAACAGATACAAATATAGGTGGTGGCAAATCTAATAGAATTTCAGACACGACAGGTAATAAAGCTATTGTTCTTGCAGAAGATAAAAATTATCAGCATTTGAAAAATATCATTACAACGCTTGAACAGCTTTATAAAGAATTAGATCATGACCAAAAAACAATTGTGGACATGCGATATTTTGATAAAATGGAATGTTACGAATGGCAAAATATAGCGGATAAATTATACATGTCTACTTATCGAGTGTTACGTAAACGAAATGCATTAATTGATGAAACGGCTAGGAGATTGGGGTGGGTATGATGCATATAATACAAGCAATAGAACAAATGCAAGCCATGTTACGAGATATTTCTCCATTACTTTGGGAATATAAAAAAGACTTGAAGAAGCAGGGTTTTACAGAACAGCAAGCATATGATTTAGTACGAGATTATCAAAAGATAATATTCACACAAAGCAACAAATAAAATCGCAATAGTGCCATATAGTGAATTGCGCAAAAAAACAGTGTAAATTGGTATTATCAAGTTTTATCAAAAGCGTACGGAAATACGCTAATAAAAATAAACATTACGAAAAAAACACGTTCGCTTGTACGTGTATGTCAGAAACAAGCAATAGAGACTACTAAATTGGTAGTCTTTTTTTATAATGACAATCTGTTCCATTTATCCTATGATATAGGTAGATGGGAGGGGGAAAGGGATGAATTTTGATACGAAATATTTAATTAGATGGGGAATACCAGGGTGGATATTAATTATGGTTCTTGGACCTTTTATTTATTTTCAATTTCCGATTGAGATAAATAAAATTATAAAAGAGAGTAATACACTAGCGTTAGGAGCTTTTTTAACAGTTATAGGTGTTCCTTTGGGGTATTTACTTAATCAAATACATCATTCGTTGTTTTGGGTAATTAAGAGGTTTAGATTTTCCCGGAAAATATTAAAACAAGAAAAATGGTATGAGTATTTTAGACAAGAAATTCAAGTAGACAATATGTTCTTTTTTGATGAAAAGGGTTTAAGAAAAAAAGAAAGATATCAATATTTACTTAGCAGAAAGCACGAATTAGGTGGCGTAACTGTTAGTCTTGGAATAGTTTGTATTGTTCAATTGATTGTCAACATACAAACAAGCACTATGCACGGATGGTCATTATGTTATTTTATTCTATCCATTATTTTGTTTTTAATTATAGCAATAAGTAGATGGTATTCTAGCAAGAATATAGATAAATATTTTGAGCATTATTTAAATGAAAGTGCTGATCCAAAATATAAATAATTTAAGGGTTAACATATTTAGAAGAATTATAGTCATGATTTCAAAGTCACACTTACTAAGAGTGGTGGCTTTTTATTATACTTTCGGTTACAACTAAGGTGAGGTGATGCCTAATGAAAAAAATTGAATGGCGTAAATTTTATGGCGATGAACCAATTAAACCAATACCAGTAGAAAAGTATTTTATGGATGATGGTTGTGCATTAGATACAAGGCAAATGACATATGAATTTTGCTCAAGTGAATTTGTGAAGTTTGTACAAAACAAGCAAGGTATGTATCCAACTTTCGAAGTTAACGATATCGTAATTGATAAATACGGAGAAGGCGAAACGTATCACGTTTTCCAGTATGAGCGTGGCTTCCAAGAATTACAGGTTAGATTGTTAGATGAAAATATGAAACCTACTGGTAAAACAACATACTTAGATGTTAATGAAGTTGTGCATAAATTGAAAGACGCAGAGTGGATATGATTAAGCATCTCATATGAGGTGCTTTTTATTATGCAATTAACTATGAATTGTGGAGGGATGAATAATGCAAGTTTGTGAATGTATGAATGACTCGTCTCATGTATTTAAAGGTAGACATTTAGATGGTGTGTCTTGTCCTATTTGTGAAGGACCTGTTTTACCTAAGCCTTACGATGAGAGCAAGGATAGTAACCTTCCGTATTATAGGGACTTAAAGAAACAATCGTCAAAACGAAAGTCTGCAATCACTATTGATTTGAATTTCGATGACAAATCTAAATTAAAGTTAAGAGCAATCGCAAAGCATGTTGGTGCATTGGTTGATGAGTTGGATAGGATTGATAGCTTCGAAGAATGTCCTAAGTGCAGTAAGCTAATGAGTACTTCTAAATTGTATTTGGGTGATGAATTGAAAAGTGTGAACAACGAATGTGAATGTGGATACATTATGGGTTGTGACTTCGGAAATGAATTAACAAATCAATTAAAGGAAACAACATTATCAATTGGTATTGCAAGCAGTGAAACTGGTGAGGTTATCGCTGATGCTTTGAAGGACTTACCATCACGATTAGAAGGTAGTGAATAACATGGAACCAATCTATGCTAAGTGTAACAAGTCATGTGGTTATAAGTTCTACGTCCAACACTTTAAGTTAGACAAACTGGATAACAAAGTCGAGAAGACATACTTCAACTGTCCTAACTGTGGACGTGAGTATGTCTGTTTTTATACAGACGAGTCAACACGTAAGCTACAGGCTAAGATGCGTGAGCTACACCGTAGGATGAAGTGGGCTGATGCTCATAAGCTAGACCAGCTAAGGCAGGATGAGGCACAGCTAAGGGACACCATAGCACAGGGCATGGCAAGGGTTAAGCAAGAGGAAGAGCAGCATGAACAGTAAGCCTCTAAGACCGTGTAACAAACCCGGATGTCCAAACCTAACACGTAATGGATATTGTGAACAGCACAAGACAGCCAAGGCAGATAACAACCGTTACTATGACAAGTACAATCGTAACAAGAAACATGATCAGTTTTACCATTCATCTTCTTGGATTAAATGCCGTGACTATATCAAGATACGCGACAACGGATTGTGCAAGCATTGCTTAAATGAAAAACGAATTACGGTCGGTGTTATTGTCGACCACATTGTTCCACTGTCCATTGACTGGACCAAAAGATTAGATGAAGACAATTTACAATTGCTTTGTGGTGGTTGTCACAACGTGAAAACGAACGAGGATATAAAGAAGTACGGTAAGAAATAGGGTAGCCCCCCTCCATTTGGATTCGCCACGGCACGGGGCCCTACACCGGCTGACCGATTTCTTCGCAGAAAAACCCGTTTTTAAATATTTTTTCTGGAAAGCTAAGGAAAATGAAAGTGAGGTGATAGTATGGCAGGTCGGAATAAGCAGCCATTGCAAGTGATTCTAGGGAATGGACGTTCTAAACATTTAACCAAGGATGATATAAAAAAGCGTCAAAAACATGAGGAAAAGATGCGTGGACCCTCTGAAAACATTGAAATTCCATCGTATTTAACAACTGCTCAAAAGAAGGAATTTGCAGAGATTGCTGAAAAGCTTGTAGCGCTTGAAATTTTCAGCGAGCTTGATGTTGATTCTTTAGCGAGGTATCTGGACTCGAAACATCAGTACTTACAACTGGTGAAAGACATACGAAAAATCAAACCAACAGAGACTGTTGAGCAGGAAAACGGCAAGAAAATTACGATTGCTAATGAGGATTATCCAAAGTTGCAACGAACCAAAAATACATTGTTTAATGAATGTCGTTCGGCAGCTGCTGATCTTGGGCTTACTATTACATCTCGTTTGAAATTAGTCATTCCTTCCCCTTCAACTGTGGAAGGCAAAACCGAGGCCCAGAAGCGATTTGGTGATAGGTTATGAATTGGGTTTTAGAACGGGTCTTTAACTACTGTGATGATATTCTAAGTGGGGAAATTAAGGCTTGTATTAAACACAAATGGGCGGTTCAACGCTTTATAAAAGATTATGAGGATTGTCAAAATGATGACAGTCCTTTTTATTTTGATGAAGAAGTGGCCGAGGATTTCTATTGGTGGGCCAATGAGTTTGAACACGTTGAAGGTGTATTAGCTGGCGAAAAGGTTCAACTTACAGATTTCCAATTATTTATTTCGGTTAATATTTTCTGTTTCAAAAAGAAAAGGAATGAAGCACGTCGTTTTCGTAAAGTTTATATCCAACTTGCTCGTAAAAATGCCAAGTCACAATTTTTAGCTATTATTGGCTCTTATATCGCATTCCTTGGCGATGAAAAGCAACGTATGTATATAGCAGGGTGGCAGAAAGATCAATCTGACGAAGTATATACCGCTGTTCGAGATGGGATAGGATCGAGTGAATTACTTGATGGGAAATGGAAAGAAGCTTATGGAAAAATCGAGGTATTCAAAAATGGTTCAGTTATTGTTCCATTATCTCGAGAAACTCGTAAAACTGGTGACGGTAAAAATCCGTCAGTTGGTATAGTTGATGAGTATCACATTCATGAAACTTCTGAAATATACGATGTACTTGATTCTGGTATGGTAGCTCGTAAAGAACCTTTAATGTTCGTAATTACAACAGCAGGATTCGAACTAAGTAGACCTTGTTTTCGAGAGTATGAATACGTTAGTCGTATTTTAGATCCTGATGATGATGTTGAAAACGAAGACTACTTTGCAATCATTTGTGAGCTTGATGAAGGCGATGACATCAAGGATGAATCGAATTGGATAAAAGCAAATCCTATCGTAGCAACTTATGAAGAAGGTCTTGAATCAATACGTTCTGCATTGAAGGCAGCATTAGATGTGCCTGAAAAGATGCGGAATTTCCTTACGAAAACAATGAACCTATGGGTGGATATGAAAATAGGCGGTTATATACCGTCAAGTAAGTGGAAGGCAAGCGAAATCAATGAAATAGATTTAACTGGTTTTGATGTATATATCGGAATCGATTTATCTAAAAGAATTGACTTAACATCTGCAGGATTTGTTTTTCCAACAGATTATGGTTTTCATATTGAGCAACATTCATTTATGCCTGAAGAAGCTCTTGTCGAAAGACGTTCCAAGGATAAGGTAGATTATGATTTATGGATTAAAGAAGGATGGTTAGATGTAACACCAGGTGCCGTAGTTGATTACTCTTATGTGGAAAATTGGATTGAAGAGGAAGTTGAAAAGAATAATTGGAAACCTGTTCTTTTATGTTATGACCCTTGGGGAGCTGGACAATTTGCCCAAAATATGGAATCAAAAGGATATGTTGTTGTTGAGATACGACAAGTATTCGGCGTTCTATCAGAACCCACAAAGGAATTTAGGGAAGGTATTTACAAGAGAACAATTACTCACAGAAAAGATAAAGTTCTATCTTGGGCAATAGGAAATGTTGTACTTGATATGGATTCAAATGAAAATATCAAAATTTCCAAAAAGAAATCAAGAGAACGAATTGATCCAGTGGCAGCAGTAATAAATGCTTTCGTACAGGCTAAATTTGTAAATGTTGAGAGTGGTGACGGAAACATCAGCTTTATTTCTATTCATGATTTATAAGAGGGTGGTGAAAAGATATGGAAAGGTATTTTATTTATTCTGCAACTATTGAACATCGTAAAACATTAATAGAAGGTGTAAAGGAAATCAGAGAAACACGGAAGTCATATAAATTTATTGGTAAAAAAGGAATAATATTAGCGATTATACCAAGGGAGAAGCAACCACTAATCTATTTGGAGAAGGAGCATTAAATGAATTGTACAATCGAAAGGCGGTGAAGAATTGAAACTATGGCAACGAATTAAAACTTCTGCGTACATGGCATACGCTGGAGCTAGTACAGGTTGGAAAGGTTCGACATGGGATTTTTCGAACTGGCTTGGACGAACCTTTTGGGGCATCGATAACAGCCAGTTAGCGACCAATGAAACCATTTTTAGCGTTATCAGTCGATTGGCTAACACTATGTCTGCATTACCCATAAAGCTGCATCAACATTACAATGTGATTCAAAATGATGTTTCAGATGTGCTCATAAATGAGCCAAATCAAAATATGAGTAGCTTTGATTTTATTAACGCTTTAGAAGTTAGCAGGAACGAAACAGGTAATGGATATGCAGTCATATTACGTGATATAAGGATGCGACCAATGGAGTTATTACCACTTGATCCGAATTGCGTGACTGAGTTTATTAATCGTGATGATAGTTCGTTATGGTATGAAGTTCGCGGTGATAATAAAAATATGTATGTCCACAACAGTGACATGATCCATGTTAAGCATATCCGAGGACCAGCACGTTTGCGAGGACTTAACCCTTTAAAGGTTTTGGCCAATACAATTAAATACGATAAGGCTGTTCAGGAGTTCTCTCTTTCTGAAATGGAGAAAAAAGAATCTTTCACATTGAGCTATGCATCAAATGTTGATGAAGAAAAAAGGAATCGAATTATTGGTGACTTTAGAAGGTTTTACTCTGAAAACGGGGGTATTCTATTTAAAGAACCAGGTGTTGAAATTGATCCAATCAAAAAACAATACTTTGCATCCGATACGTTGGCATCAGAGCGAATTACACGCTCAAGGGTAGCCAATGTTTTTAATGTACCAGTTTCATTTTTAAATGATTCTGAGGGTGGCACTCTAGGATCAAACGAGCAACAAATGATTCAATTTACGAATATGAATTTACTGCCGACCGTTCGCCAGTACGAACATGAGTTTAACCGAAAATTGTTAACCAAAACAGACAGACAAGCCGGTATGTATTTCAAGTTTAATCTAGGTGGTCTTCTTAGAGGTGACACTGCTACTCGCGCATCATTTTATCAAATGGGTATTAGGAATGGCTGGTTTAAACAAAACGAAGTAAGGGGATTTGAAGATTTGCCACCAGATGATTCTGAGTACGCAAACAAGCTATGGATTTCTGGTGATCTTTATCCTATTGATATGGATCCGACATTGCGGAAGTCCACTACTGCTGCTGCATCAACTGTGGAAGGAGGTGGGAAAGGTGAATGAAAAGAAAACATTTTTTGATATTAAAGCATCTGTTGACGGAAAATCGGCAGATGTTTTTATTTTGGGCGAGATTACAACATGGGCTTGGGAAGAGTATGGAGAAATGTCATCTGTAATCTTCAAAGAGAAATTAGATGCGGTTGGTGATGTTTCAACGATTCATTTATATGTCAATTCTCCAGGTGGTAGCGTCTTTGAAGGAATTGCTATTGCAAACATGTTGAAACGTCATAAGGCGCGTGTAATTGGTCATGTAGAAGCATTAGCAGCATCAATTGCAAGTAATATCATCGCGAGCTGTGACGAGGTACGAATGCCTTCTAATTCTATGTTGATGATTCATAACGCTCTTAATGGTGTATTTGGTAACGCCAAAGAGTTACGTAAAGCTGCAGATGATTTAGATCGAATTAACGAAGTTCAAATCGAAACATACATGGCGAAAGTCAGTAATAAAGCGACAGAGGAACAGATTCGCGCATTGATGGATGAAGAAACATGGATTTCGGCGAAAGAAGCGTATGAATTAGGTTTGTGTGATGTTGTAGAGGGTGCTAATCAAGCTGTCGCATCATTAACATTAGAACAATTGAAGCAATTCAAAAATGTTCCAAAAGCATTGATTGTGGAAGACAAACAGCAAAACACTCTATCAGAAGATGAACGTAACGCTATCCTTGCAGATTCTAAGGCGAATCTTACTTATTTACAATCATTAAACTTAATCTAAAGGAGGGCATATAAATGCCGACATTATACGAATTAAAACAAAATATGGCTACAATTGGTCAACAAGTAGCGAAAATTGATACAGATTTAACAGCAAAAGCTATTGATCCACAAGCAACACGTGAGGAAATTAAAGGTTTGCAAGAACAAAAAGCCGATATGCAAGCTCGTTTTGATGTAATCAAGGCACAACATGACCAAATGGAGGCAGAACAAAAAGCGAAGTTTGCTCAAAATCCATTAGCTCAGATTGATGATCCGAAACAAAAACGTACAGAGGCATTTGCTTCTTTAGTACGCTCAACAGTGCGTAATCAGCCGGTTGAACATGAAATTTATGCTGCATTGGGTGATAACACAAATCCAGCGACTGGTGGTGAAAAATTCTTACCTAAAACAGTTGCACAAGAAATCATTACTGAACCAATGGTTAAAAATCCAATGCGTGAGTTAATTACGGTTACTAACATTGTCAACCTTGAAATTCCTAAGCTGGCGTACACAATCGATGATGACAATTTCATCGCAGATACTGAGACAGCCAAGGAATTAAAGCTAGAAGGTTCTACAGTGACATTTGGTCGCTTTAAGTCCAAAGTATTTGCAGGCGTTTCTGAAACGGTTCTTGCAGGAACACATACAAATTTAGTATCACATGTAGAAAATTCACTACGTTCTGGACTTGCTGCTAAAGAAAAGAAAGTACAATTTACTACTACACCAAAAACTGGTGAAGAACACATGAGTTTCTATCAAACAGGTGCCAATGCAATTAAGAAAGTAAGCGGAGAAAATCTGTATAAAGCAATTAAAGCAGCGATTGCTGATTTACATGAGGATTACCGTGAGAATGCAAAAATTGTCATGACTTTTGCTGATTACTCAACGATTATTGAAACACTAGCAAATGGAAATGCAACACTTTATGCAGCACAACCAGAACAAATTTTAGGTAAGCCAGTAGTATTTGTGGATGCAGCCACAAAACCGGTTGTTGGTGACTTCTCTTATGCTCACTTAAACTATGATCTCAATGTTTTATACGAAACTGATAAAGATGTTAAAACAGGTGTAAATGCCTTTGTATTAACAGCGTGGTTTGATCACCGTATTAAATTAAAATCTGCTTTCCGTATCGCTGATGTAGTCGCTACTCCTTAATTGGATAGCGATTTTTTAGTTAAAGAAAGAAGGTGAACTGAGTGTACAAAGTTATTAATCGTTTCAAAGAAAAAAACCATGACGGCCATATTTATGAGGTAGGAGATACTTATCCAGCCGATGGTAAAAAGCTCGTTAAGACTCGCGCAGAGGCTTTAACAGAAATTCATAAAGAATATGGCGTAGCTTTCTTAAAAGCCGTAGAAGAGCCTAAAAAAGCTATTACAAAACCAACTCCAAAACAGCCTTCCACAGATGAAAAGAGTGATGCTTAATGCAATTACTGGATGAGCTTAAAGAATATTTACGGATTGATGGGAATGACGAGGATCGTTCTCTTTCTACTATTCTGCAATCATCCATTTTTTATTTGGAGAATGCAGGAGTGAAACAGCCAAAAGATTATTATTTAACTGTGGAGGGCAAAGAGGTATTCGCCTTACATCGTTTAGCTATTATGATGCTTGCTACGCACTTTTACGAGAATCGAATAACTATTACGCCTTCCACAATTAAAACAGCTCAACAGCCTGTTCCGTATGGATTACAGTCGATAATTTTGCAAACAAGGTTGGTGGATCCTGATGAATTATCGCAACAACAATAACGCAGGACGTATGAACAAGCGCGCTACTTTCTTAAATCCACCAGGTACAACTATCAACGGGTGGCCAAGTGAAGATTGGACAAAACATGAAACCGTATGGGCGGAATTGAAGACTGCAAAAGGTTACAAGTTATTTAGTTCTGATGCTACGCAATGGCAGGGGAAATGCGTTATCGGCATTCGTTACCGTAAGGATATTACAGAAGATATGCGGGTTGAAGTAGCCGGTAAAACATATGAAATGGATTCACCACCAGTTAACGATAATGGCGATAATCAGTGGCTTACTATTTTTTTAAAAGAGGTGATGTAGATGCACTTAGAAATGCAAGGATTAGAAGCTTTACTACAGAATCTTACGAACCTTCCACTAGAAGAGGCGGATGAAAATAAAGCCCTTAATGCTGCAGCGAAGGTGGTAAAAGAAGCTGTCATTGAAGAAGCACCACAAGACAAGCGAAATAGCTCAAGTAAATCTTCAATTAAAAACAATATTAAGGCTACTCGAGCTAAAGACGGTGAAGCAAAAATACACACAGGTGGAGCTTATCATGCTCATATAATCGAAGGTGGACGATCTGCTGGCCGTAAATATGCGTTGAAAAATGGCAAACGTCAATTAGTCACTTGGGGGCCTATAGCTCCTAACCCATTCTTCACACGTGGATTTGAAAGTAGCAAGGGCAGGGCTGTTGATGTAATGAGTGATGAGATCAGAAAGGCATTGAATCTATGATTGATATTACTGAACATGTCACAAGCGTCCTGGCACCACTTAAATTAGATGTATTATTTAACAGTGTTCCAACAGGGGCAACTATACCGAATCAATACATTACATTCTTAGAAATTAATTCAAAGCCTGCTTTAGAAGCATCTGATCATGAATATGAGACTGAGCGACTTATCCAAGTCAATGTTTGGTCGAAACCCAATTACTTTCAGCTTGTGGAGGACATCAAGCGATTGATGGAATCGGCTGGCTATGAACGAACAATCGAATATGATGCACCAAAACAAGAAGGCGATTCTCACTTTAACAAAGTGTTGCGATTCGTCTTTTATGATGAATATTAAACATTAGGAGGTCATGTAAATGACAGCTACAACGGTAAATGAAAAACCGCAAAAAATTAGTTTGAAACGTATCCATTATGCTCTAATGACAAATGAGCAAACGGAAACATGGGGCGATGTTAAAACATTAACAATGCCAATCTCTTTAACACTTACACCTAACTTCTCTGAAGCTTCTTTAGATGCTGGGGATCGTGTGGTGGACCAAGAAGCACAAATGGATTCCATTACAATTGCAGGTGAAACTGCTGATTTACCAACTGAAGTATTAATCGATTGGTACGGACACCAAAAGTCTGCTGAAGGTGGTATTGTCACAAACTCCAATGACACACCAAATGCAATTGCAATTGGTTTTGAATCAGGATCTAAACTTGTTTGGTTCTACAAAGCGAAATTAAAACCAGGTGAGGAATCAAATGCCACACGTAAGAAAGGTGAAACAAACTACAAAGTTTACCCATTCGCTGGTGAGGCCTTACCTTTGATTGATGGAATCATCAAACATACAGTAGATACACGTGATTCTGGTGTAACAACTACACCTGAAACTTTCTTCGCAACTGTAGCGAAGCCTACTGAACCAACAGTACCAACACCTTAACCAGAAGTCCTTTCGAGGGCTTCTTTTCTTTTAATCAAAACTAAAAAAGTGACTAACGAAAAGGATGGATGAAATATGCAAATTACAATGAAAATTGAAGGAAAAGAGAAAACTTTTACTAACGATTTTATTAAAGCTCGAGTGTTTCGCAATGCTTTAAAAATGAACGAAAAAATGCAAGCAGAGGGAAATAAAATTTCTGCAGATACATTCGATGACATGATTGGTTTTGTTGTAAGTGTTTTCGAAAATCAATTTACTGTAGATGACATGTGGGATGGTATGGAATTAGGACAATTACAGTCAGAATTAATGCGCGTATTCAACAGTGTACTTAATATTGGTGGGCTAGAAACAAAGTCTTCCACAACAGATGATGAGGGAAAGTAAGTGGCTTAACAGCCTATCAAAATATTAAAAAATTCTATCGTGATCTATTAAGAGAAGGTTACAAACTTCATGAAATAGATGAAATGGATATTCACTTTTGGTTTGAGTTAACCAATGAGGATGATGAAGAAATAGAGGAAGTCACAGCCGACGACATTAACTGGCTGTGATTTTTTATTTTGGCTAAGAAGGCGGTGAGAATATATGGCAAGCATAGGAAGTTTAGAAGTCAGTCTTAGTTTAAATGCATCAAATTTTAACGGTACTGTAGCGCAGGTAAACCGAAACATGAAGGCGATGGGTAGTGAGTTACAAGCTATCCGTGCCAGAGGTTCAGAGTACGAAAATTCTTTAACTGGCCTCTCTCAAAAGCATAATATTTTAACACGTTCATTTGATGCTGCATCAATAAAACTACAAGAACAACGAAGAAGATACGATGAACTAGTTGCTTCTGGTACTGCATCCTCTGCACAAATTGAAAGACAAGCAATTGCAGTAAACCAAGCACAAACACAATTCAATCGCTTGGAAAGAGAGTTAGCAGAAGTCACAGAGCAATTGCGTATTCAATCATCACAATGGACTCAAACAGGACAACGTATGCAAGAAGTAGGTAGTAAATTATCTGCTGTGGGTGACGGAATGATGAATGTTGGTAAGAAATTATCAATGTATGTCACGGCACCTCTTGCAGCAATGGGTGTTGGGGCATTTAAAGCAGCTGTAGATTTTGAATCAGCATTCGCAGGTGTTCGTAAAACAGTCGATGCAACTGAATCAGAGTTTCAAGTTTTCTCTGATGAGATCCGAAACATGTCTAAAGAGATTCCTGCTGCTGCTTCAGAAATTGCTAAAGTAGCAGAGGCTGCAGGACAGTTAGGGATTAAAAATGAAGCGATTATAGGCTTTACAAGAACCATGACAGACATGGGTGTGGCGACAAATATGTCTGCTGATGAAGCAGCGACTGCACTTGCACGATTTGCAAATATCACGAAAATGTCTCAACAAGACTTTGATCGATTAGGTTCTACTGTTGTTGGACTAGGAAACAACTTCGCGACAACTGAATCAGAGATTATAGAAATGTCTCTACGTTTAGCGGGGGCTGGTGCACAGATTGGTATGTCTGAAGCTGACATTCTAGGTCTTGCTACGGCATTATCTTCAGTTGGTATCCAAGCTGAGATGGGTGGTTCTGCTTTATCACGTGTAATGGTACGTATGCAGGTAGCTGCTACTACTGGACTTGGCAAAACAGAAGAACTATCTAAAAAAACAGGTATGTCTTTACGTGAGTTGCAAATGCTCGCAGCCAATAACAGCATGGACTTTACAGATTTAGCAGATTCATTAGGTATGACCAACAAGGAAATGAAAAACATTGTTAACGCGGGTCTCGATCTAGAAAACTTCGCAAAAGTTGCTGGCATGACTAGTAAGCAGTTTAAAGAGATGTTTGAAAAGGATGCTGTTGGTGCAATCGGGGCATTTGTAAATGGACTGGGTAATGCAGAACAAGCAGGAGAATCAGCCATCAACATGTTACAAGAGATGGGGATTACAGAGATCCTTCTACGTGATTCATTATTACGTGCCGGAAATGCAAACGAACTTTTTGCTGAATCAATAGATGTTGCAAACAAAGCCTGGGGTGAAAATGTAGCTTTAGCGAACGAAGCTGAACAACGATACAAAACAACTGAATCGCAATTAATTATCTTGAAAAATAAGCTAGTTGACTTAGGGATTACCCTTGGAAATATACTAATTCCGTTTGTACTAAAAATGGTTGAGTTGGTTGAACCGTGGATTGAGAAGTTCGCAAATCTATCTGAAAAAACTCAAAAGACCATTCTTATACTAGGTGGATTAGCCGCAGCTATTGGTCCTGTACTCATTGTAGGTGGAGCTTTAATTTCAAGTATTGGGACAATTATCAGTGCAGTCGGTGGATTATCCATGGCTATTGGTGTAGCAGGTGGAGCTACAACAGCGCTAGGTGCAACATTAGCTTTAGTAACTGGTCCTGTTGGATTAGCTATTGCTGGAATTGCAGCATTGACTGCAGGAGGGATTGCTCTATATAAAAATTGGGACACTATTGTTGAAAAGAATCCTCAATTATTAGCTACATTTGCTGCCATTGCTCCTCCAGTTGTATTAGCTGTTGGTGCAATTAAGACAATGCAAGATGCAATGAGCCCTGCAATAGAACAAGCTGATTTGTTTGGTGAAGGTGTCTCAGAAGCTACACAAAAGGCACTGGGAGGATACTTGGAACTGTCAGATGGAGTTTCTAAAACATTATCCGATCTTTTTATTACTTCCACAAGAATGACTGAAGAAATAGCAGAGGGTATGACAAAAATTTATGCTGAAATGAATACAAAAATTGTGGAAGGCATGAAGACCCGACACCAAGAAGAATTAGCTGAACTAGAGAATTTCTTTATGAATTCTTCTGCTTTAACTACCACAGAGGAAGAAAAGATTTTAGCAAATCGTCAATCTAGAAACGAAAAAGAACTAGAAGAACAAAATACAATGAATCAACGTGTTAAAGAAATCCTAGAGACAGCCGCAGCGGAAAAGAGGGCTCTTACAGAAAGAGAAAATCAAATCATAAATAATTATAATCAGATGATGAAAGAAAATGCGGTTAGAACGTTTTCAGAAAGCGAACTTGAACAAAAGGTAATTTTGGAACGCATGAAAGAAAATGCGTCAATAGTGTCTGCAGAGCAAGCAGCAGAAGTAGTGAAAAACGCAATTAAGCAAAAGGATGAAGTTTTAAAAGAAGCTAACGATACCTACAACGAAAAATATAAACTTATTATAAAAATGCGAGATGAAACTGGAGATATTTCAGCAGAAGAAGCCGAGAAAATGATATCAGAAGCAAAAAGGTCCCGTGATGAGACAATTAAGCTAGCGGAAGAACGTCATGAAAAGATAGTTTCAGAGGCTCAAAAACAAGCACAAGAACATGTGGGTCAAGTAAATTGGGAAACTGGTGAGATCCGTAGCAAGTGGGAAATGACAAAGGTTTCAGTCGGTAGGCATGTAAGAGAAATGGTCGAGGATATGAAAAAAAAATGGGACGACGCAAATAGAAAAACACTTGAAGTATGGCAAGCAATGAGGGAATGGCCGGGAAAAAAAATTGAAGAAATGAAAGTTTCAATTGAAAAAAACCTGATTAAAGTTAATACAACAATTGAAACAAAGTGGAATGAAGCAGAAACTTTCTTGAAAAACATCAACTTAGTAGGCATTGGTAAAGATATAGTTAATGGTTTAATTAAAGGTATAAATGATATGTCTGACGGAGTCAAAAAGAAGGTTGAAGAACTAGCCAACAAAATACCTGATTGGGCTAAGAAAGTGTTGGGCATTCATTCTCCATCACGTGTCATGATGGAAGTCGGTAAATGGACAGGCGAAGGTATGGCCATTGGTATCGAATCAACTTATGATCGCAATGAAACAGCCATGAAAGAACTTGGGCAACTATTGATCAATGCAACTAAAACTAACCAAGGTGAAGTAACTAAAATAGCTGAAGAGGCTGAGAAAAAGCGTACTAAAATCCAAACTGATGCTGCTAAAAAGAAACTCGATATTGAAAAGAAATTGGGCGTTGATTTACAGAAAGCCAACAATACGAGTAGTTCAAGAAAAAAAGGTGCAACTAAAAACGATACTTTAAGAGTGCAACAATTGAAGGAAACAGCAAACTCAAAACTTGTTAAGCTTGAGCAAGATACCCAAGAGAAATTGAAAAAGGTTAATGACAAAGCCAAGGCCGATATGGTCAAAAAGGAAGAAAAAGCATCAAGTGAAAGATTGACTGTCATTAAGCGATTTATAGACGATAAAAAGTCTACTGATGAACTTTCATTAGTCACAGAAGCTCACATTTTAGAAGAGTCGTTGAAGTTGTTTAAAGATGGAACAAAAGAAAAAATCGATATTCAAAAAATGTATAAAAAAGTGACCGAAAGTATCCAAAAAGAAGAGGATTCAATTAACAAAACGTACCTCGATAACGTTAAAAAATTGAATGATGAATATGTCAAAGAAGAAGAACGTTTGACTAAAGTTTATGAAGATGAATTTAAGAAACGTAGAGATGCGTATTATTCATTTGCTGGTTTATTTGATGAAGTGACGCAACGCGATGTATCAGGATCTGCTCTTATATCAGCCTTACAGTCTCAAGTCACAGCGTTTGAAGACTGGCAGAAAAATATAGCCAATCTTGCTTCAAAGGGTATCAATGAAGGTTTACTAGCTGAACTACAAGCAATGGGGCCTAAAGCCGGAGCAGAAATAGCAGCACTAAATACATTGACTGAAGAACAGTTGGGCGAGTATACAGAACTGTGGAAGACAAAGAATGAGCAAGCGAAGACACAAGCAGAAACAGAACTTACAGAACTTAAACAGAATACCGAAAAACAAATCAATGATTTGAAATTAAAGACAGCTGATCAACTTCGGATTTATCAAAACGAATGGCGTAACAGCATGATTGCTTTAAAAGGAAACGTAAAAACCGAGATGGAGGAAATGCCAAACATCGGTGTTTATGCTGTAAACGGATTAATCGAAGGTATGATGTCTAAACAAGGAGAATTATCGAATGCCGCTCAAGCACTGGCTGAAATAGTAACATCTGCTTTTACTGGTGCTCTAGATATTCATAGCCCTTCAAGAGTAATGAAAGGCTACGGCATTAATATAGGTGAGGGCTTGATTTTAGGTATTAACGAAATGGTAGGGAAAGTGGCTGGAGCTACTAAACGGTTAGCGAAAACGGTGACTGACGGTACTGTTAACTCAATGCCAAACAACACATCGTCCTCCACAACAAATAATACAGAGAATACATTTAACTTAAATGTCACTAGTCCAAAACCACTTGATCCGTATGAAACAGCAAGATTAAGTAAAAACGGTTGGAAAGAGATGGCGCTACAAATTTGATAGCGAGGTGAAACCATGCGTACATCATTTGGATTTAATGAAAAATTAGTCTTCCACAACAATAAGGGACAGTCACTTGAAATATCGGTGACTAGTCCTTTTTTCTTGCAATCAGCAGATGGGATTGATTCATTAGAAAATGAATTTTATAGCGTGAAAAACTATAACGAAGATGGAACAAATATAAAGGGCTCAAGTGTCCGTGAAAGAAACATAGTTGTGGGGGGCCAGGTGAGGCGACAGGATAAAGAGATGAATAGACAAAAGCTAATTCGTTTTTTTAATCCAAAATTTCGATTTACTTTAGAGTACACAAATGGTGACATCACTCGCTTTATTGATTGTCGTGTTGAAAAATCACCAACTATAAGTAAACATATATGGCCAGAATTTTTGATTTCATTTCTATGTCCTAATCCATGGTGGTATACAGAAGAGCAGAAATATGAAATTGCCATGTGGGTAGCAGCTTTTGAATTTGAACTTGAAATCGATGCAGATGGAGATGGGATTGAGATGGGCTATAGAGAACTGAACAATGTAGTCAATGTCTTTAATGATAGTGATACAGCATCGCCTTTACGTATTCAGTTTACAGCCAGTGGTAGTGTAATTGATCCATATATTGAAGTTGTGGACACTGGAAGAATTGTCAAAATCGAAGGTACTCTACAGGGTGGGGATGTTGTCACCATTAATACAAAACGAGGTGATGAATACGCCATTCTTGAGCGGAATGGAAATCAAATTAACTATTTTAATTATCTATCACATGACTCAGATATACAGTTAAGCGTGGATGTTGGAGATAATTTGATTCGCTATGATGCTGCTGAATTTGTATCTAATTTAGAGGTCTCTATATACTTTACGCCTCAATTTGTGGGGGTGTAATCATGCTCTATGTATGTAATGAAAACTTCGAACGGTTAGGTTTCATTGGGAACTTTTCGTATCTTCTGTGGAGGAAAAAGTATGGGCCATTTGCAGAAGCAGAATTACACGTTGATGTTACGCCTAAAAACATCGAGTTATTAAAAAAGGATAACATCATTTACCGACAAGATGACAATGAAGTGATGTACATCTATTATCGTAATTTTGGCGATAGCAATGGTGTTGAACAGCTTGTTGTTAAATGTTTTTCATTATTTAGATGGACTGATAGACGGTTATTGTGGCGACAGTATGATTTTGACGCAACCCCAGAGATGATAATGAGGAAATTAATAAATGAAACGATGATCAATCCAAGTGATTCTAATCAAAAAATTGCGCAAGTGAATCTAACTCAAGCAAAGAATTTTGGTGCAAATGTCCAACATCAAATGACATATAAAGATGTGTACGAAAGTATTGAAAAGTTATGTGATACCCATGAAATTGGCGCCCGTTGTATCTTCAATGGTAGAGAATTGTTTTACGACTTCTACGAGGGTATGAATCGTACAATTAACCAGAAAATTAACCCACATATAATATTATCTAAAAACCGAGCGAATTTACTTCACCGAACGTATGAAGATGCCAACAACGATTTAAAGACCACAGCATTAATAGCTGGAGCTGGGGAAGGTTCTGAAAGAAAACTAGCTAGTATAGGAACTGAATTTAAAGGTTTGGCTCGAAGAGAAATCTTTATTGATGCAAGGGAAGTCTCTGACAAAAAAGATGTGAACGGTGAACAAGTAGACATACCTCTTTCCGAGTATCAGCAATTGTTGCTTGCAAAAGGAAATGAAAAGCTTAGCGAGTACACAGAGTTTATAGGGTTTGAAGCAGAACTAGATGTTACCAAAGAAAATACAAAATACAATGAAGATTTCTTTTTAGGTGACTTAGTTACGATTAAAGATGATGAGTTAGGTATTTTGATGAATAGCCGTGTTATGCAGGCTGATGAAGTATTTCAGGAAGACGGCAAATCAATTTATGTATCTGTAGGTAAGTCAGTTCCTACTCTTCCACAGGCAATAAAAAGGATGGTGAAATAAATGATTAAATTTGGGATGTTTAACTCCATTAATGGAGATAGACGGTATAAGGCAGAAGATTTTGCTCAGTATTTTGCAACATTCATAGGCAATGGTATTTTTGTAAAGCCATCTGATTGTTTACAAGTAATGGCTGTTACTAATGCAATGAAAGTTATTATTAGACCTGGTAAAGCATGGATCAATGGTTTTTATTTAATTAATGATGAGGATTATAATTTATCAATAGCAGTTGGCGATTCAACACTAAATCGAATTGATCGTATTGTTATTCGATTAGACTTTGTTCAACGGAAGATGAGTGTGGAAGTCAAGAAAGGTGCGTTATCTGCATCGCCAGTTGCACCTACTTTAAAACGTGATGCTGATGCTTATGAATTAGCTTTAGCTGATGTTTATGTAGCTAAAGGGGCAATAACCGTTTCGCAAGCTGTCATTACAGATACAAGACTAAATAACAATCTATGTGGTTATATGCATAATCCGATATATCAAGTTGATACAACAACTATTTTTAATCAATATCAACAGTGGTTTAATGATTATTCAGTAACAAAGGCTGCTGAATTTTTAACATGGCAAACGGAAGTCACTACAGCACTAGAGAATTGGATTGACGCACAGGAGCAAGATTTCGTGGCATGGAGGCAAGCAGAAGAACAGCTTTACTACACATGGTTAGAAGGCCGTAAGAACCACTTTGATGACTGGTTCGCACAAATCAAAGCCAATCTTGATGAGAACGCCGCTGGTAATTTACAGAACCAGATTAACGACCATAAAGACGCATCTCGTCCTCACAAGTATTTCGATTCGGAAGCAAACACAGTATACACTTATGGGCTACAAAGGAATCCATCGTTAAAGACAGCATCGTTTGTCTATGGTTTACCTAGTTCCACTGAAGCAAATATCATTAACTTATCGACGTATGAGCAGTCTGAAGAATTGATATTACGCGTTGGAGCGCTAAACAGTCCCCCGTCCGATGTCCCTAGTTCAAATATTAACGCCAAAATCAACAAATTACTTGATGACAGTAAAACTCAAGACACTTTGATTAGAGCTCAGAAGGTCGCATATGAACATCAGGTATTCCACCAATCCGGAAACTTCACTGTGCCTACTGGAGTTAAAACGGTATACGTCACTATGATGGGCGGAGGTGGTGGAGGTGGTGGTGCTTCCATTAGTAACTACGGTCACGGTGGTGGCGGAGGCGGTACGGGTTGTGTCGCGTATCGAATGCCTGTTAGGGTCGACGACGCTACCGTTATTCCTGTAACTGTCGGACTAGGTGGCGTTGGTGGAACTGGTGGTACAGTTAGCGGTAATCAGAATGGTACTACTGGAGGGGCTGGTGGAGCTAGTGCGTTCCGAGGGTTAAGCGTGGGTGGTGGAAACGGTGGTGATGGCGGCACTGCTGGTAACCTTGGCATCGATTCAAAAGGTGGGCTTGCTAGTCAATATGGCGCATGGTTAGGTAGATTGGCTAAACCTCAATATACCAATACATTTGGACCGTTTACATTCCTATATGGAAACAATGGAGGAACTGTTAAAGGAAGTACTGGTAGTGGTAATGGGACTGGTGCGCAAGGTGGAACATTCTACTTAACTGGCGTCACTAATGAAGCGTATAAATTTGCATCATGGACTGCTTTATTCGGTTCATGGGACAGAGGTAATGGTGGAGCTGGTGGATCAGTCAACATTGCAGTTGGAGGGCAAGCTGGACAAGGCGGAGCAACTGGTAATCCGGGGTTTGTAATAATTGAATGGGGTGAAATGATATGGTCATGATAAGATTCGCAGAAACTTTATTCGATGTTGTTACGATGATTGGTCAGTCTGAAATTCTTCCAGTACTTGCACCACCATTCAACGCAATCGATATAACAAACTATGAAGGTAGGGTAGAAGCAGGTATGAAGTACGTTGATGGTAAATTCATTGACGTTGAAACGGAGCCTGAAATCCCTGAGCCCGAGATTCCTAAAGTCGAAACATTTGAGGAAAAGATGGAAGGTTGGATGGCGTCTAAAGATGCCAATGACCTAATCATATTAGACTCGGTACTCGGGGTATATGAAGAAATCTACGCTATCAAAGAAGAGCTAACTAAACTAAAAATTGGGGGTATTACTAATGGTTGATGGATATGTACTATTGATTGTTAACACTGATAAAACTGGAGCTACTATTGATCGAGTTCCTAAACACTTGAAAGAGGCTGTATTAGCCAAACTTAACGCTTTAGGATTAGACGGATACGGATATCCAATTGAACAGGTGACAGAGAAAACGCAAGCATAAGCTTAGCGTTATTTTTTATGCCAAAATGAGGTGAGGAAATGCAACTTGTATATGAGCATCCGATTGTAACATTATTATTTATTAGCGCAATTGGCTTTTGGCTAACAGCTGCTATTAGTCAAATAAATAACAATTGATTTCATGCCTTCCACAATAATCTGTGGAGGGCTTTTATTATTCAAAAAAGGAGCGTGAGCTTATGGGAGGTATGGATTTGCAATACTTAGAAGTAGCACATTTATATTTATTTGGCGGAGTTAAATTTCTACACCTATTACTTTTGTTAATGGGTTTAGACATCATCACAGGGCTTTTCAAGGCAACGAAAAACGGTAATCTATGGAGTCGTAAAAGTCTCTTCGGTTATGCACGGAAATTGTTAGTGTTGATCGTAATAATAACTGCAAATATTGTTGATCAAGTATTAGCTTTAAATGGCACACTAACATTTGCAACAGTGTTATTCTACATTGCCAATGAAGCATTATCCATAACTGAAAACATGGCTGAATTAGGTGTTCTAGTGCCAACAAACCTTGCTGAAAAGTTAAAGGTGATTGAAGGTGAGAAGGAGCAGAAAGAAAGCTTTGGTACTGAAATGTTAGATGAATTAGCTGGTAAGAATGTTGATAGTGAATTGAAGGAAGGTGAGAAACGATGACTAGTGTAACGATAACATGCCGAGAGATTTCGGAACTATTACCAGCTGCACAAACAGCATGTAGATTGCTATTCCAAGAATGCTTTAAAGCTGGTATTAAGAACGTCTTTATTACTGAAACATATCGTTCGCAGGAACGACAGAAGTACCTTTATGCACAAGGGAGAACTCGACCAGGGCAGATTGTCACTTGGACACTGGACAGTAACCATAAGTCACGATTAGCGTGGGATATTGCTGTTGGTCCTCCACAGTCATTGTATGATGTGGCAACCCTAAGTCGAGTAGGTGCTATTGCACGTAAGCTTGGCATTACATGGGGTGGAGATTGGACTGGTAATATTGATCGTCCTCACTTTGAGGTTAAGCCAAATTGGATTATGCCAAAGGGTTACAAAATTGAAGGACAAGTAATTATACCAACCAATAGTAAATACCAAGTTCAATTAACTGTGGAAGGCAATACAACTAAACCAATCGCAAAGGATGATGATAAAATGTTATTCACTAATGAAACAACTAAGGCAGCTGTACGTGACTACATTAAACAATCAGTGGATAAAAAGAAAATCGATAAGTCATGGCTTGATAAATTCGACCAAGGTACGATGACAAGTGGTGATTTTGAGGGATTAAAAATTATAATCTCCCAACGATAAAACAAATGCCTGTTACCTTAATTGGTAATGGGCTTTTTTTATTTCCACAAATTAATACTTGTCAAAATGCAAACATCTGTTCTAAAATAATACAAACGAATGTTCTTATTTGAGGGGTGCGGAATGATGAAAGAACAACTGATTAAAGCAATGCAACGTAACCAATTATTAAATATGATGTACATGGCTAAGGATGGTAACATGTCAAAAAGGCATATCAAGATTATTAAAATTGTTGGTGATTCGTTTCAGGCGTATTGTTTTACAAGGCAAGCCAAGCGCACATTTATGATTGATAATGTATTAGCAGTTGTTCCAATCAGCCACAAGGGTCGTTCGGTTGTATGCTGAAACCTGAACAACGGAAACTTTTTCATAAATTTTTAATTCTAGAAATGGCAGTACAATCATTGCAACGTGATTTCCCAGTAATTGAAAATCTGAAAATGAGTAAAGTTTATTTACCAATCCTCGAAAGATTACTTAAAGACATAACCCATGATTATTACGATTCAAAAAGATTATTGGCAAAAGACAAAATAAGATTAGTAAAGGTAGAAAAGATAGACGAATATTTTAGCGATGTGCATATAGCTACAGCAGGAAATGATGTGGTTCTCCGATATGCTAATATGGCTCTTAAAACTCAGGTAGAAAAATTATTAATCAGTCACCAAAATAAAGACCAGGCGCTCAGTTGAAGTTAAGTACCTGGTCAATTTTTTATTCATCATATGGTCTGTATTTAGCATTCAATTCTTTTGCTGCTTCTTTTCTTGCTTCCACATCTTCACGTAAAAACATCCGATCTCGAGGCAACTCTTTAATGGGAGTTAGCTTTCCTCGTTTTACAAGTGAATTTAATGACTGCCTAGAAATTTGCAATTCCTCCAACACTTCTGATGATGTTAGGATCTCTGTTTGAACTAATTTAATAAATTCTTCTTTGCTATTGAAAGAGTAGTTTTTCGACATTGGATGATACCACCTAGTTTTATTATTTTTTTCTCATTGTAACTACTGTTGCACCAATAATTAAAAGAGCTGCAACTGTGAGAATTAAAGTTATAGTCGTCATGAAAATCACTTCTCCTTTTTCATTTTGATTGTATACCATCTGCAAATCATTTATATTTAGTGTGAAGGCTAAGGGTGCTAGCCTTAACCTTCATTTTAAAACTTTTGTTGGACGCTACTTCTTTGAAGTGGTGTCTTTTTCTTTTTCATCAAGTGCTTTCGCTTTCTGGTTGTTTAACTTTGCTGTTTGGAAGTTAATGATTGCGATTGCTAAGTTGACGAATGCTGTAATTGCTACTACTCTTTCAAGTTCCATTATTGTTACCTCCTTTCTATATTCTTATTATACTATACCTACATACTCAAGTAAATAGATATTAAAGATTTATTTTCCTGTTTTGTTAAAAAACTTCATAAAAAAAGCCACTCGTTTGAGTGACCTATTCTATAATAGTTGCATTGATTGTTGGGAATCCCAGTTCATCTTTTCCATCAAATACTCCATAAACTGTTACTTCAGAATCCACAGTAACATCTTTTAGAGCAAAGTTTTTTACTGAGAACATACCATAGCCATCACCTTCTTTAGTAGTCACAGTGAATGTACCTCCAACGCCTTCCTCAGTTATATTAGTAACTTTTCCACTAATCGTAACCTTAGTATCTTGTTCAATTTCTCCACCATTTGCTTTTACAAAATCTAATTCAACTGCTTCACTTCTCATTTTTTCATTCAATTCTTCTTGTGATGGGCCTTTGGTTTCAGCAACTTTATCAGTAGTATCCTTTTCTTCAGATACAGGTGCCTCTTCCTTAAGTGCTGCCTCTTCCTCACCACATGCAATAAGTAATAATGCTGACAATGCTCCAATATAAAATAATTTTTTCATAAATAAAAACCTCCCTTGATATTACCATTTTAGGAAATAACGCAAAGAAAGTATACAAAAAACAGACAACCGTAATCAGTTATCTGCTTCATTTACTGTTTGAAATAATTCACCAATATTATCAATATTTAGTGCAACCATAATTTTTTCTAATGCTTCCTTCGGATACATCTTCACTTTATTATTGGCTATCTCACTGATTAAGCGTGTAGTCAAGCCTGTTTTCTCCGCTAAATCCTTCTGATTCATGTCTCGTTCTGCAAGTAATATTTTCAACCGTGATTTAAGATACACGCATTTCACCTACCTTTATTTCTTACTCCATAATTAAATTATAAATTAATAAACAAAATTACGCAATTAGTAATTGCATTATTATTTTAGTGGTGTTATCATATGGGTAATAAAATTACTTTATTAATAATTATTTTATTTTAAAAGTAACGTTATTACTCTTTAAGTGAGGTGAAATACAAATGGCATTCGAATACCTAGCACAATACATAACATTCGATTCAGTAGCAGATATGGATAAGAGTGTGGAGGACCATATGGCGGTTCACTATTACGGCTTAACAGAATCAGAAAGAGCAATCGTATTTAAACTGGCATCACACAGCTTAGAACACACAGGTGTATGCCACTTGAAAGCGAGTACTATTGCTGCAGCATTGGAGATAAGCACAAAGACGGTTTACCGATCAATGAAGAAACTAACAGAGTTAGGCATCATCGAAAAAGTACCAGGAACGAAATTAAACGGCATTAAAGGGGCTAGTATTTATCGCATTTTACCTTATGTCCCATCGAGCGTGTCCCAACGAGAGACAGTCGATGAAGCTAGTAATGACGCGGTTTGTCCTCCACAATCTGAGAACCAAGCATCTAAATCTTTTAATCTTTTAAGTTCTAAACAAGCAAATAATATTATGAGTCTTGGTAATGAATTGGCTTTGCAAGCTGAAAAGAAAAAGGAATACATGAACGAGTACCAAGTGATGCTATTTGATTTCATGAATAGCTTGCCTTTAGCAGACAACTTGAAAGATGAATTACACAAAGTTGTATTAGCTACTCAGGTTCAAAATGCACCTGATTTTATAAAAGCTAAGAACGTGCTATTTAAAATTGCTATGGACATTAAAGAAGGTATACTAACAGTAATAAGTACATTGAGAGCTGTATTTGTAGGAGCATATAACAAGGCTGTAGAGCGTTCTAGTGTGAAGCTTAATAAATCTTCATCTATAGAAGAAACAGTAGATAGAGAGCGTCCAGTACCTTTCTACAATTGGTTAAATGAACATGACAGGTACCCACAATCTGTGGGTAGTAGAACTACATTGGATAACTGGTTGGAATGGTGATTTTTATGCCCACCTGCATACCCGATACTGTGCCTCATTGAATGCCACCCGGGTATTGAAGTGGGCATAGATGAAATGTTGTTGTATCAATGATTGCTTGCCTTTTTAAAATGCTCGATACAAGCAACTCTTACTACGTAAGAGAACCGTGACGCTGATAAAAATGAAGAAAGGATGAAAGTGTGCTTTTTGAAATTCTAACAACTTCGCTGATGGGTGGAATTGCTTTAAAAGCATTCTCAAAACATAGGGGACTGTCCTCTAATGATAGTGGGAAGATCCAAAGGATTATGTCCTTATCAGGATTAAATGTACGTGATGGGAAAGATACATTGACCACACAACTTGTTAAGAAGAAACAGTATGAATGGGGATGGGAATACAAATACAGGATTCCTCTTGGTCGTTCGTTCGCTGATTTTGAATCCAAGATACAAGTATTTGAGGATGGGCTGAATAATCGTAGAAAGAATATTACCTTTAATGATTTACGACAACTGGATTTAAACAGAGACCTTCTTCTGCAACTTCAACAATTGTGGAAGGCAAAGCTGACGGAGCAAAAAGAAATTGAATTGTCTTATGATGGTCTGTTAATTGTTCGAGTCTATGAAAAGCCATTAGCGAAGGAAGTGCCATATACATCAGGCAAAGGTTGGAGAGTGCCTGTAGGTGTTACTAGGGCAAAGAATGAGTTTAAGTATCATGACTTTGAAATGGTGCCACATGTAGTGTCAGGCGGTGCCACACGATACGGCAAAAGTAACTTCATCAATTCGACTATTTGCAGTCTGGTGCAATGTGAACCAGAGCACACAAACCTTTATCTCATCGATCTTAAAGGGGGAGTGGAACTGTGCGACTATGAAAATATTAAACAGACGATTTCCGTTGCATATGAACCACATGAGGCCCTCCACACTTTACAGATGGCGTATGACAAGATGCGAGATATTCAACGTGAATTAAAGCGACTAGGCAAGAAGAATGTACAGCAAGCAGGAATAAGGGAACGTTATTTTGTTGTCATTGACGAGGTAGGCGAATTGAATGCAGCTGAAGCAGTAACCAAGGAAGAGAAACGTTTAAAACTGGAATGCCAAACACTTATGTCACAAATAGCAAGGCTAGGTGCAGGATTAGGTTTTAGGCTAGTTGTAGCCACTCAATATCCAGTAGGTGATGTTATTCCTCGTCAGGTAAAACAGAATGCTGATGCAAAGCTATGTTTTAGAGTGCAATCAGGAGTAGCTTCAAGGGTTGTACTAGATGCTGAGGGTGCCGAGTCATTACCTCAAATTAAAGGTCGTGCCATTTACCAAACAGCAGATAAACGTGAAATACTTCAAACACCACTAATTACACCACAAATAATCCACGATATTATACAACCTCATATTGTTACGAAAGGGGAACGCGTTGAAAAAACAGCTATCCAACAGAGACGAACAGATGCTGTTACTTTTGAAGAAGTTTGATTTTATGACGCGTGATCAACTTAGTCGATATTTTAACCTTGGAAAGAAACGTAATACAAACAGGGTACTCCACAATTTATCCAGCTATCTTTCATCCATTCGGGATGGTTACGAAACAATTTATTACCTCAACAATTTAGGTCGTCTTTACGTTGACTGTGACAAGGTTCGTAAGAAAGGCAGCCATGTACAACACACCATCATGCGAAATGAATTTTGGCTGTTTTATAAATGCCCATGCGACTGGAAGAATGAAGTCAAAATATCTGATGGCACCACTTCAATTATTGTGGACGGCATGTTTTCAAGGAATGGATTTCAACATTTTTTAGAGGTAGACAACTTGCAAACGATGAAAGAGAACAGGGAGAAAATTAAACGCTATAAGGAGCTCATGTCAGGCGTTGTAAAGCAATTAGGCTATTACCCAACACTTGTATGGCTTACTACAACAGAAATGCGTAGGCAACAGCTAGAAGCATCCTGTGGAGGGCTGAAGTGTAAGGTGTACACAATAGATGAAATAAGAGGGGGAATATAGATGTTTAAAAAACGTATTAAAACAGAGGTTGTACCTGTTCATGAATATACGGATTACAGTGAGAGATTCGAAGGGGATGAAAAGTATGCAACATTAAGGCATGTAGCATTGGCTGCATCAGTTCCTACACTAACAGCCGTTGGCACAGGACTATTCTTGTTCAATAAATTCAATAACACTTATTCCTCCACAGCCATCCCTGTAAGTGCACCAGTACAACAAGTAATAGAACCAGTCACTGCACAAATACCATCCATACTAAACACAATCCCTGTTAATACAATAGCTCAACCAACTGGAATCATTGCTGAAAAGTCATTAGAAATACTAGCAACTGCATTAGATCCAGTTGTACAGATATTAGTAGCGATTAGCTTTCCTATCGCTTCAGTGATCATGGTTGGTGCATGCTTCTTCTTCATGCTTGGTAATTCTGAAAAAGCATGGTCAATGATTATGAATGCTGGTTTAGGTTACGTTCTGATAAACCTTAGTCCACTATTTCTGCAAATTTTAAAGCAAATCGGTGAGGCTATTTAAGTATAAAGTTAGTATCACCAGTCTATTCATGAAGAACTTAGTATGAGGAAAGTAACATTAATTCCTTATTTTAGAAGTGAAAGTGTATAATCTGTTTATATTAATAATTCTTGTGAGGTGTTTATCTATGGATAAAAACGATTTTAAACTCAATACAGATGTAATAAAAAATATTAGTGAATTAGCAAAGGAAATAGTACGAAATACGAATGGTGTAAAAATAACAGAAAATGATACTATTTCAACTTCAGAATACATGGGCAGTCTTGGAGAAACACTTATTAATGTAAACAAAGAAATTCTAGAGAGTGATTCTTTAGAGGAAAAATCTCGTTTACACAAACAAAGAGAAGATATTTTAAATAGGATGAGAGAGGAAAAAGAAAATCAATGTACTTATCAAGCTAATAGAGAGGAAAAAGAAAGAAAACATATTAAAGCCATTTTTGGTTTTGTTTGCGCAGTATCATTAGGTGCGGGTAGTGTAGTTTTAAAAACGTTGTTAGAAGATAAAAAGTCATGA